ATCTAGAATATTCATATGAAGCTAATATGAGTAGCTGGATAGACGCCGCTAACTTTGAACGTAAACAATACAAAGAAGCATTGCTTACTCAAGAACAAGCTACAATGAAGTTCGAAGAATATTACCCAAGGAGTGAATATGGGCAGACTTAAATCAGCAATGATGGATGTAGGTGAAGACGCTATGGACATTGGCATACAAGCCGCGTCTACCAAGCACCATTTAAGCGAAGAAGATGTAAAATTATGTATATTACTAGCGTGTGGCTATGACGGAGACTGGGATCAGTTCGTTAAAGAAGGACACATGCAAGGTCCAATTATACATTAAGAGTTTGACTCTCTTGACGAAAAGCCACCCAACGTAACGCAGTGCCTCGAGGCTGAAGTAAGGTTAACAAGTGGCGTCCTTATCAACGAGGTGGAGATAGAGAGTCATTTAGTTTTAGTATCATTTGCAGTTACGCGCGTGGGTTTATATCAAACCCCATAGTCTAAGATATAACTTGATACTAAGCCGGGGAGTAATTACCTCGGGAGATGGTGCGTTAGGTCCTGGTGTACGTAAGTACACAGAGCCTAGCGGCTGTCTCGATTTTTAAAGTTTAGTTTCCGTACGGAAATAGGGGTTACACCAAAAAAGACTGGCTAGCGTGTGTAATTATATAGTCATCGGGGTTTGATTCCCTTAATGTACAATATTCCCCGCCTTTACAGAACATGCCAAGGAGTGGCATTAGTATAGCCCAAGTTTCGGTGTCCCGTCTTGGGCTATGCGCTTTTAGTTTACGATACGTAAACCCAGATTTCTAGCGTACCAGATACAACGTCGCCTGCTGGAGCTACTTCACAGATGATATCAATTGTATCGTCTACAGAATAGTTCACAGGAGCTAAGTCAGCGTCTGAATGATCTGCTGTACCACCTTGTCCGCATGTTGAAGCGCCAATGTACTTATCAGTATCACCGCCATCACCAACACCCCAAACAAGACCTGTACCAGTATCTAAATCACTAGATTTAATCTTTACATCATGTACTGTTTCACCAGCAAAAACGTCTACCATTTTAAAGACGTCAGCTGCGTTTGGTGCTGCAGTTAATGTAATTTTAGAATATCTAACACCTAAAGCTCCACTTGGGAAAGGTTTAAATGATTGATTTCCAGCTACCATGTCACTTGTAAAAGTTGCCATAATATATCTCCATTTGTGTTATTACCCATTATTAGGTAATATCTATAGTCATAAAGACAAGAATAGATTTTGTCAAGTTTAATTAACGGAGTAATTAGATGCCCCCAACACACGTTTATGTAAAACGTAACCCACTACATCCGTACACTTACAACAATCCAGATGACTTGCCGTATATACAATGGAAGTATGTAAAAATATCTATTGCTTACAGTATGTATACAAGTAAACAAATAGGCTGGGAGCGTGCAAAGCTTAGCGAGTACGATGACTGGTGTATAAAAATGAATAAGTTCAAGGAGGAACTATGAAACAACCAGAAGATTGGATAAAAATACATGAAGCTACTCTTGGCCATAAAGAAATGTTAGATAACTTTGAAGAAGTTTTAACTAACTTTAATATTAGTTGTTACCACGATGAAAAATTAGCACAACAACATCAATGCGATTTATTTATTGTATTAGAAAAGTTCAAGGAGGAACTATGAAATTAAATATAAAAACCAAAAAAGCAAACACAGCTGGTGTCCAATTCAGAATTGACCCAGACACAAAAAAGAAACTTACAGCCCTGAAGAAGTTCTACGGGGTAGGTACGGGCGTACTTATCAAGCAAATGATTGTGCAATGCCACGAATCATTATCAGAGGTAGACAAATGACACCATTAAGAAAAGCATTTTCAGATTTAGATAATGCATTACCTGATTCAATATTTGACTATGACTTAGACCAAGCAACAGTAGATGCGGTATGGCAGGAAATAGACAAAGCAGAAGAATTAATGGCTAAAGGCAAAGTTGCAGACAAATACGCAAAACAATGGAGTAAATAATGCAAAAAATTTATTTAGACTTTGAGACTTACTATGACGTACAACTGTCCCTGACAAAAATGTCTACCGTACAATATGTTAACCATCCTGAGTTTAAAGTATGGGGTGTAGGTATTAAAGTAGAAGATGGTGAAACAGAATGGTACAACGAAGAAGAAACACCAGAAATACTTGCACAAATCAATTGGGCAGATACAGCTGTAGTATGTCATAACACATTGTTTGACGCTTACATCCTTACTCAGTATTTTAGTTGTGTACCTGCGTTTTATTACGATACTGCGGCCATGTCTCGTGGTCTCTTCCCTAACATGTCCGCAAGTCTTGCTAACGCGTGCAAACGTGAATTTCCAAACGATGAAACAAAACGTAAAGGTGAAGAACTTGTGAATGCCAAAGGCGTACGCGACCTGGATCCAGAGCTCGATGCACAGATAGGCGGTTACTGCATCCAGGATGTCGACCTGACGTACGAATTGTTTCAGAATTATATGATTAATTATCCAGACAAAGAGCTGCGTATTATAGATCTAACTGTACGTATGTTTGTAGAACCAAAACTAATGCTGGACCGTGGATCGTTAATCGCGTACAAAGATGAAATTATCGAGCGCACAGCAGCAGCAATAGACGCATCTGGTATAGCAAGAGACGTCTTAGCTTCACAAGTAAAATTCAAAGCCCACTTAGAGTCGTTAGGTATAGTCGTACCTACAAAGAAAAGCCCAACAACAGGTAAACAAATACCTGCATTCGGTAAAAACGACAACGCTTATATACAAATGTGCAACATGTATCCAGAACACAAACACGTGTGGGAAGCCAGAGAGATGGTTAAGTCACGTATAGAAGAAACGCGTGCACAAAGGTTTATTGATTCAACTAATCCTGACGGTACGTTCAGTATACCGCTGCGTTACTACGCCGCACACACAGGCAGGTTTGGTGGTGCTGACAAAATTAACTTACAGAACCTCCCCCGGGGATCTAAACTTCGTACGGCACTTATGGCTCCTGAAGGACAAAAGCTCTATATAGCTGACTTGTCTAATATAGAAGCGCGTATGCTCGCATGGTTATCTAAAGAATATGAGTTACTCGAAGCCTTTCGTACAGGACGCGATGTGTACTGTGAATTTGCTTCACAAATATACGGTCGTACAATTACAAAAGACGACAAACTAGAAAGATATGTAGGTAAGACAGCTATCTTAGGGTTAGGTTACGGCATGGGCGCAGACAAATTCCAAGCTACACTTAAGACAGGCACACCTTCTGTAGATGTTACAGACAGCACAGCTAAGAATATTGTAATGCAGTACCGTGGCATGTATCCAAACATACCAAGGCTCTGGTCAGGTATGAAAGATTCATTGTTTCAAATGATTAACCCACGTGGCTTTGGCCTTAACTATGGACCGCTTACTATTAAACGTAAAGCACTAGAATTACCTAATGGCATGCGCCTAAGTTATCCGAACTTACGTTACGAAGCTGGTCAATTTGTATACAACACTGAACGTGAATACATACGTACACACGGTCCCAGAGTTACAGAGAATGTCGTACAAGCCCTGGCTAGATTGGTTATTACCGATCAAATGTTAGAGATACAAGACATGCCAGAAGTTGATATTGTATTGCAGGTACACGACGAAATTATAGCCATTGGCTCTGATTTAGATTCGGATGCTACAATGAGTAAAATTATAGATGCAATGCGTACAGCCCCAGAGTGGTGTAAAGATTTACCACTTGACGCTGAAGGAGGCGTAAGTCAGGTATATGACAAATAAAAACTTAATACTTACTCGTAAAAAAGGAGAAAAAATTATCGTACAACAAGATGGCAAAGTCCTCTGCACTGTAACGGTAACACATCTTTCTCCTACCCAATGCAAACTAGGGTTCGAAGCAGAGAAATCTGTACGAATAGATAGAGAGGAAGTATACTTAGAAAAGGAGATTTAATTATGGAAGTTGTGTTTTTAAACGCTAAAAAACCCCTGTCCAAAGAAATATCAGAAGACGGAATAAAACCATACCCACTAGTCAAAGACTTTAGTTCAGAACATTTTGATGTATCTGTAGATAAGAAAGGACTAAATAAACTATATAAACTATTAATAGAGCAAGCTGACAAAGGAGCATGTTTACACAAAGGATCTTTAAAACGTCCGTTAGACAACGAACCGCGAGCCTTTATGTCAGAACGTGCAAATACTACGCAGCTGTTAGTGCTGGATGTAGACGGATTACGTACATCTAACCCAGGGGACCTACAAGCACTAGCCGATAAAATTGTTATACAACTTCCAGAAGTATTTCATAACGTAAGTTATATTGCCCAAGCCAGCGCATCTTTAGGATTTAAGAAAGATACAGTGTCATTACATCTGTTCTTCTTATTAGATATGCCAGTACACCCCAAAACATTAAAAGATTTTATTCGTATGGCTAATTACCAAACTGATTTCTTAGCAGAACAAATTAAGTTATCGGCTAATGGACAAAGCCTTTCGTACATATTAGATCCCTCAGTTGCAGACAACAGCAAGTTAATATACATAGCAACACCTAAGTTTACTGGTGTAGCAGACCCTTATCCTGAAAACAGATTCATCAAGATTGACCGTGGTTCGCCTGTTCTTGAGATCTCCTCATCTTTAATCGGTGTGAATCCTGAAAAGGTACATACCCTTGGTTTGCAGATTAAAGATAATTTACGAAAGAAAAACAACCTTCCTAAAAGAGTTGGAAAAGTGAGCACGGTCAATGTTGCTGGAGAAGCGCACGAAATTTTACAAAACCCAGACAAGATGACCATCCAGATCACACGTGTGTCCGAACCTTTTGTTAACTGTAATGTAAACAATGGGGACAGTGGAGGTTATTATTTTACATTAACCAACCCACACTATATGTACAACTTTAAAGGTGAGCCTGTATGGGAAATAGAAAAAGCAGACCCTGACTTTTATAGAAGTATATTTGAAATATTTGCAGACAAAATAGATAACGAAACTAAAAAGAAACCTATAGTATTACGTGATTTCTTTACAGATACATATTACAACGGAGTGTATGATGAAACAAAACAACAATTTGACGACGACTACCCGCTCACCCCAACAGGGAAGAGTTCGGTTAATGATTTTCTTAAAAGTCATGGTCGCCCTACCATGGATTTTGTCCCTGATGCTCGTGTCGTATTCGATCCTAGCAGTGACAAAGGTATTGACCTGGAGACCATTCCATACTCAGTAAATTTGTTTAGGCGTACAGGTTACATGATGCGTAGCGAAGAAAACGTAAAAGAACTTTCGTACGGTGAAGCCATCCAGATCCAAAAAATTACACCAAATTTTTATAAGCTAATGATGCACGCACTAGGCAATGGTAAACCTGAGTTCGAACATTTTATAAACTGGCTAGCATACATTTATCAGTATCGTAAAAAAACTATGACTGCATGGATATTTACGGGCATACCAGGCACTGGTAAGGGTTTGTTCGTACACAAAGTACTTAAGCCTTTATTCGGTGAACAACAAACACCAATGCGAGCGTTAGAGAATATAGAAGAACAGTTTAATTTATACATGAGAACAGCTATGTTCTTAGTAGTAGATGAATTCCGTATGGCTGACTCAGGATCTGTAGGTAAAATGGCCGACAAGTTAAAACATCAGATCACAGAACCTACATTAACTGTAAGAGCTATGCGTACAAACCAAATAGAGCTGCCGTCTTTCACGAACTTTATCTTTCTTACTAACAGAGCAGATGCAGTTAAGATAGAAGACAGCGACAGAAGATACAATGTAGCACCACGACAAGAACAAAAAATAGAACAAGCATTTCCAGAGTTATTAAAGAACTTAGAAGCCTTAGAACCTGAGCTATATATTATTGCAGGCGTACTGAACAAGTTTAAAGTTGACGTACGTATGGCTCATACAGCTCTTGAGAATGACGCGAAGAAAGAAATGAAAGAAATATCTATGTCTGTTCTTGAAGAATTTGCAAATGCAATTCGTACACGCAACCTGGAATACTTTACTGACATATTAGATATACCACTTACAAACACCTTTGACGCAGGCGGCGTGAGTACGGCACAAAGATATGTTAAAGAATGGATAGCTACTTTAGGTGGTCAAACAATAATACCATTAGCTCATTTTAAGATTGTGTATGACACTCTTACCGACAGTCGTAACACTATGTCGCAAAGAGACTTTTCTAAAGCTATGTCACGGTTAAATATCAAGACAGCACGTAAACGTATCAGTAAAGATCGTGCAGCTGGTATTCCCCGTGGAGTTGTACTTACATGGAAAATAGATAATAATGTTAAAGAACAACTAATTAAAGAACACTTTGACGACAGGGATTTGAACTTATTAGAAAATGGAAACTCTAACATCACCCAAGCGTCCAGACCTAATCTCAACAGTTGAGGTCACGGAGGATTTAGAACTAGGTCTAGTACCAGCATGGTCGTACTCGGCCTTAAAAACCTTCGAATCTTGCGCATATAGAACCTACATTTCTAAAGTAAAACGTGTACAAGAAGACTATGGTCCAGCTGCAGCACGTGGCACACGCATACATGATGAAGCAGAACAATACGTACGACATCAAACTGCAGATCTACCTGACCCACTAAAAAAATTCCAACAGCAATTCAAAGAACTACGTGAATTGTTTGCAGAGGCTAAAGTAGAAACAGAAGGAGAATGGGGGTTTACCCTTAACTGGGAACCTACAGGTTGGATAGCACCTGACACTTGGGCTCGCGTTAAACTTGATGCTCTCGTACACGAAACAGAAACATCAGCAAGAGTTATAGATTATAAAACAGGTAAACAACTAGGCAACGAAATCGCGCACAGCCAACAAGCGCTGATCTACGCCATAAGCACGTTCTTTATGTACCCTGACTTAGAAATACTTAACACAGAAATGTGGTATTTAGATCATGGTACAACTATGGAACAAACATACACTAGAGATGAAGCTATGGTATTTATGCCCAAGCTACATGAGCGAGCAGTAACTATGACTACTGCTACTAAATTTCCACCTAATCCCAGTAATTATAACTGTAGGTGGTGTTCCTTTGGCAAAGGTCCAGAACCCCATTGTGAATGGGGCATTAATTAGTTATAATTAAATTACATAAGCGTTCACCCAAATAACACCGAACGCAATGGAGAAGTATAGATGTTAAATAATAGTATTCCTGCGCCCTACGCGCATCAACAAAACACAACAAATTTCATAGTAAACACTAAACAGTGTTTGATTACGTCTGACCCAGGCACTGGTAAAACTCGTGCAGTCCTAGACGCTCATGCTATACTCGGAGGTAAGACATTAGTCTTAGCGCCACTTTCAATATTGGAAGCAGCGTGGGGGGAGGATATAAATAAGTTCCAACCCACTATTAAATATGGAGTAGCTTATGCAAAAAATCGCACAAAAATATTTGAAGATGGTACATACGACATGGTCATCACTAATTTCGAAGCTGTCAACTTCTTACAAAAAAATCCACAATATTGTAAGCAGTTCGATACAATCGTTATTGACGAGTTTACCGCTTTTAAAAATCGCACAGCCAAGCGTAGTAAAAATCTCAACAAAATTATCTCACATTTTACTAATAGGATTGCCATGTCTGGTACTCCTAATAGTAATACTATTCTAGATATCTGGCATCCCTGCTATCTTATAGATGGCGGGGAACGTTTAGGTGCTAGATTCTATGCATTCAGACATCAAGCTTGTACACCTAAATTCAATGGCTTTGCTAATGAATGGATTGATAAGCCTGGTATAGAAGAAGTAGTAGCAACTAAGCTTAATGACATATCAATACGTTACGCTTTGTCAGATTGTATGGATCTACCAGACAAAATTATACGTACAGTTAACACTAGACTAACTCCTAACGTACAAAAACAATACAAGATGCTGGCAGATGAGTCAGTTTTGTATACAAAGTCAGGTACAGTCAACGCAGTACATGCCGCAGCTCGTGTCAAAAAGTTATTACAACTTGTGACGGGCGCTGTGTACGACGAAGATGGAGTAGTGCAGTTTGTACATCAAGAAAGATACGACATAGTTATGACACTTGTAACACAACGTGCGCATAGTCTTGTCGCATTCAATTGGAAACACGAACGCGATGCGTTGGTAGAAATAGCACAGAAAGAAGGTATTAGTTACGAAGTCATTGACGGTTCAGTAAAACCTGAGAAACGTAGTGATATTGTAGCAAGGTATCAAGCAGGCCAGATCAAGGTCCTATTCTGTCACCCGCAATCAGCGGGCCATGGTCTTACATTGACTAAAGCTAATACGGTTATATGGTGTTCACCTACATACAATGCTGAGCACTACCAACAATTTAACCAGCGTATATATAGAGCAGGTCAAACACAAAAGACTGAAACAATACTTATTCAAGCTAGAGATACTTGGGAACCTGAGGTGTACAAAAAACTTAATACTAAGTTAGGTCGTATGGAAAACCTCTTACATATATTAAAGGAGATATCATGAAAAATTTAAACGATTTATTAGCAGAAACAGCTAAGGTTCGTAATCAAATCAAAGTTGTGCAATCAGAAGAAAAGCTTTTGAAATCACAACAACGCGAACTAGAAAGTCAAATATCTATTAGGATGCAAGAGCAAGGGCTCGATAAAATCTCTAATGATATTTGTACAATTTCACTTAAAAATGAGATTGTGCCAACCGTAGAAGATTGGGACCAACTGCACGAACATATAACTGATACTAATCAGTTTGAGTTATTGCAAAAACGTGTGTCTGCAACCGCCTACAGAGAACTTATAGCAGCTGGTATGGATGTACCGGGTGTTAAAAGTACGGAGTTGACCCGAATTAATTTTAGGTCAGCATAATATTAATATTAGATTAAAAAGGAGAACGTTCTATGTCTAATGATATAAGTATAGTAACGAGCACAATGCCTGCTCATTTAAAGAAAGGCACAAATCTGGGTAATGAAAACATTAGCTCAGAACATTTGTCTACACCACGTTTAAAACAGCTACAGCAGTTGTCAAACGAAGTAGATGAAAACCACAGCGAGTATATTGAGGGCGCTAAAGTTGGCGACTTCATTAATACTGTAACTAAGGAAGACTACGGTAAAGAGCTTTATCTAGTAAATGTACACTTCAAAGAAGAGTTTGTCGTGTGGAAACAACTAGAAAAAGGTGGCGGTTTGTTAGGTACGTTTCCTACACAAAACGAAGCTTTGCAAAAGTTAGAAGATGAGAAACTTAAAGTAGAAGACTATGACATCAACAGAACCCAGACTCATACTTTACTTAAAGTAGATGAGAAAACAGGTAATGTATCTGACATACCTTTCTTGTTTGATTGTTCAATTTCTAAGTTAAGAGTATCTAGAGAATGGAATACTCAGATAGCTAAGTTAGGTGGCGATAGATTTTCTTCATTATGGAAAATGTCTTCCGTGCAAACAGCTAACAAATCTGGACAACGGTTCATGAATATAGCTGTATCAAATGTAGGTTGGCTTAAAGAAGACACTTACAATGTTGCTAAAGGTTTTTACGATAAAACATTTGCAAATAAATCCTAGGTAAGTACGTGCAATCCGCGTGCGACGTTTAATGTCGCATGCACGATTGTGCTATACTCAGGATGTGCGTGAAAAGGAGTTCATAAATAAAGTCCATAAGAAACTACCTAAGGAAGTTTATAGGTGGAAGATCAATGATCCTTACCACGGCGGTGTAGCGGACACTTACTACTCAGGTCCTACAAATCATTGTTGGATTGAATATAAGTACAAAGAAGACTTGCCTACAAAGCTTAACTCAAAAATAAAAATTAACTTATCTGAGCAACAGCGCATTTGGCTTACTCGCCAAAAACAACATGGTGTCTTTACGTACGCAGTATTTGCATCTGGGGATCTTGTGTACGTTACTGAAGATTTTGCAACTACTCACATTACAGTAGAGCAATTCCAAAAAGAAGCAATACCGTTTAAAATATTTGTAGAAGTATTAACTAATTTTTGTTTAGGAGAAACAAATGACTGATTATGTAAACTCACCACCACATTACAATAGTGGAAATATAGAATGCATAGATGCAATAGAAGAAAGTATGACGCCGGAGGCCTTCAAAGGTTACCTAAAAGGCAACATCCAAAAGTACATGTGGCGTTATGAAAACAAAAAGGGCCTTCAAGACGTGCTAAAAGCACAATGGTACCAAAATAGGTTAGTTAAAACGCTCGAAAAAGAAGAATCTGTGTCTGATGCACAGTCAAGTCCGCCAGATAAATACTGATTTAGCTGGACCTAAGGCCTTGGTTACCTTAACAAAATGCCTTACAGAGCGCCCTGTGAGGTCATTTTCTTGCAAAAGACCTATTTTTTGATCTATGTTGCACAACTACGTTTCTTGGAGAATTATTTGCTGGATTACCATCTCTATGATGTACATCCATCTGATCTCCCTTTTTAACACGACCATCTTTTAACATTTGCCTACGTATTTTATTGCGTTGCGCACGTCTTTTCTTTTGTGCAGGTGTACCTTGGTAGTTTGCATACTCTTTTTTATAATCTCTTGCCATTTAAATAGTATACACCTTCAGAGCTTTTGCTTTGCCTTTTACTTTTATAGTATCGTGTAACCGAACCCCCGAGATCTTAGAGGCTGTACGTTCTCCAATTAATATATCTACACCAGCTTCTTTAGTTGCACTTTCTAAACGCGCGGCTGTGTTAACTGCATCTCCTATTGCTGAATAATCAAAACGAGTATCCGAGCCCATGTTACCAATTACTGCTTCACCTGTATTTACACCTATACCAATAGCTACAGGTTCAGTTAATTCTTTTTGCAGCGTTTTCATTGCCGTACGCATATCCTGGGCACAGGCGACAGCGCGTTGTTCGTGTTCATCTAAATCTAGGGGGGAGTTAAAGATGGCCATGCACGCGTCGCCTATGAACTTATCAACCATACCGCCGTGAGCTTGAATGCATTCTACTTGTACAGTAAGAACTTTATTCATAATCTCTGTTACTTGCTCAGGTTCTAATTTTTCAGACAAATTTGTGAACCCCCTGACGTCGGTGAACAAGAACGTACAAGTTCTACGTTCTCCTCCTAGTTTAAGTAACTCTGGGTTGTTTTGTAATCGTGCAACTTGCCTGGGATCCAGGTAATGCTCGAATTGTTTTTTTATTAATTGTCTAAGTTTAAATTGCTCATTAAACCTTAAATAAAATTCTTGTACTGATATAAGTATGGCTGATAATATACTATAAGTTACATCTATAAGTATATTAGATGCAATTAAATACCAACCACCGACCGCGGTCAACGAAACAAGGCCCACGGTTCCTACTACGGTCCCGACGAGCCCTAGTGTACGTATTATAACTATGGTTAATAATAAAACTGTTACAAGTATAAGTAATTCATATAGTAACGCAGTGCCTGGTATTGCTGGCACATCTACGGTCATGCTCTCAGCTAACGCGGCTTGTATATGGTGGGGGTACAACAAGCCAACTGGCGTGGCTATTTGAGGCATTACACCTTTTGCGCTCACACCTACAAACACAAACTTATCACGTACATTCATCTCTTCCAGGCTAGTGCTCGGAGTGTCAATCCAAGATACCCATCTACGGCCAATGCTGTCTACAGGTATTTCTGCATAATTAGGAACAGTAAGTTCTTCGATCTGCCCTTGCTGCCCTTTAATAATGTACGTATCTGAACCACTAATCATTTTAATAACTTGTATACCAAAAGACGGAGTCCAACCATCTGGAGCCTGAAGCAATAAAGGTAAACGCCTAACTAAATTATCTACGTCAGTACGTGCGACTGCCAGCCCCTGATAGGCTGAGTCTGCTAGCACGGACACATTTCCAATTACACCCTGTGATGCAATGCCTTGTATAGGTTCTCCATCTCCTAATATAACTGTGCCTGTAGTTGGCGCATAAGAACTGCCTCCTTCAAACGTGGCGATTACACTAGGTCCTTGTAGTAGAGCATCTGCAAATGCCTGATCTCCACCGAATCTATCTGCTTGTGGAAAAGCAACAACCCAACCCACACCTAAAGCTCCCGCTTCTAACAAATCTAATTGTATTCGTGCAAGGTCTTGCCGCGGGTACGGCCATCCGCCCGCAAGCGCTACATCTTCTTCTGTTATATCTAACGTTACAAACCAGCCAGATGGATCTGGTGTTTGTACGAGTGCGTCAAATGTTTTTAGTTTTAGTACTTCTAGTGCCTGCCAGCTAAACAATAAAGGTAGAGTTAAGAAGCCTACAGTTATGTATGAATACCATTTCTTCATTTTTTACAGCACTCCTTACACACTTGCAATCTATACACTCTGTAGTCTTTTTGTCTAGTTGGGTAAAAATCAAGAGGGTAATCTTTTTTACAGTTTATACATTTTACTCTTGGTTCTTTCATCTTCTACTTCTTAGTTCTGTGGTAGAGAAAGAATGTTTACGATTAGTGTAATAAACCTCGTGCATGCCTTTGCCTGTGAAGTGTCTATCTACGTAGTCTTCTCCTATAAATCTTAAATGTATCTCTGTGCTTTCTAATAAATCAATCAGACTTTTTTCTGTGTCATAAGGTATGACCTCATCTATATATTTAACTGCCTGGAGCTGTATATAACGTTCGTAAATAGATTGAATGGGTTGGTTCTTTTCTTGTCTGTCTATGCTTGGGTCTGTTTGTAATCCTACTATTAAGTAATCACAATTCTCTTTAGCTTCTTTAAACATAACTACATGTCCTGCATGTAATAAATCAAAAGCTCCGCATGTAAATCCGATCATCCTGATCCTTGTGTAATCGTTATAGTAGAGTCACCTCCACCGTTTACTAACACTTGTTGTGTTTTACCATCCTGTAACAATATTATAGTATATCCCTGCGATATGTTTAAGGTCAACTTAGTAGCCTGCGTTACTGCTCTCTCTAAAATAAGAGTATCGTCTTGTGTAAAGGTTGTTATCTGAGTAGTTAAATCTTGACCAAACTTTGTACCCTGGACCAAAGAACCTGTAGCTAGAGCTTGATCTCCTAATGTGTCTAACTCTTGTATAACTGCTAGTAGATCTTCAAAAAAGTTTACATCTAAATAATTTATATCTAGCTCACTAAATTCAAGAGAGTCTTCTGCTAAGTAATCAAACTCTAAGTCCTCAAACTCTAGGTAGTCTATATCTAATATCGCACCNCTATTACTAATACCTTGTTCTTCTGCATATAAAGGGTTTTCTTTAGGTGGGTTAACAATAAGCATATTATCAATAATCTCTAACGTAAGATCTAAGATAACAGGCTTGCTTGGCGTAGATTCAAACACATTAACAC